TTTCTTCCTTGTCGGATACAATTCTTCCACATTTTGTACAAGTTTGCATAATTACTCCTCCATCATGTCTAACGGGATTAAGATGCAGTTGTGCGGTAGCCTATGCCTGTCAACTTTTTTTTACACAACATACTCATCTTGCGGTCGAATCACCTCCTTACGCCCATGACTTCAAAGAACTACTATGACCTTAGTTGGTCGGGTAAGAATAATAATTCTAGCCAAAGCAATCCGCATATATACTAGGTTACTATTATTCTCGCCCAACCAACCGAAGTTGGTTGAGTATTAGGGTCCTCAAAGGGTCTTTCTCCAGCATAGTTTGCTGGGTATTAGATAGATGTTTGTGGTAATTAGGAACTTGTCCAAGTGACAGTACACTCATACTACCCGTATAGTCTGCCAGTTAACTAGCATATTATACTAGGGACTTTCGACCCTCGAATATCTCGGATATAGACCTGATTTTTGCTAATCCAAAGCCGTATTCTTTGACGGCACTCAATCTATCTATTACCCAGAAAGCTATAAGCTTTCTGAGCAAAGACTATGACACTATTCTATTTCACTAATTCTTCTGGATAGAACCATTCGGTACAGAAACCACAATCTGTAGAGGTATATCTGCATTCAATTTGGTCTTCTTTGATGATTTTGATTGTATCTTTTTCTTTCCTTCTGTAGTTCCAATCAGACTCTTCTCTCTCGTGACGTAAGTTTAAAACTACCATCTCTTGTTTGGTTGAGATGTGTTTTACTACGTCACCTCTTTTAAAATTGCTCATATATAATGACTTAATTAGGTTGTTAATATTTCGACTTTACTAAGCCATGTTTTTTATCATATTAATCATATGATTTAATTGTCTCATATTTTAAAACCTTGTCAAGCTATTTATCTTTTCTAACTTTATAGGTCTTAAATACATATCCTATAATCACACCTATGCAAGTCATAGCTGCTCCGAACATTGTTCCATTAACACCCTTCCATAGAGCAATAGATTCTAAAATTACTATTGCACCAATTGCTAACGCTGCGATTTCTAATTCTGTATCGAATGGTCTGTTTTGCATTTTATTTCAATGATGATTCTTCTTCTAAATATCTGAGGTATAGACCTCTTGCGGTTTTCGACTTTCTTTTTAAAGAACTAATGAAGTTATCTGTTTTGACAGCCTCGTAATCCTCTTTTAACTTCTCTATTTTTTCTGGGTCTTTTGCTCTCTTGAGTTGAATGTTATACCATTTCTGGGCGGAAGAAGCATCAGCTCCTAAAGCGTTAGCTAATCTGTCTCCCAATTCAGTTTCCATTAAAGAATATTTTTCTTCTTCTCCAATTTCATCTTGAATAGTTGGAAATGTTTTAGTCCATAAATCCCAAACCTTGTCCAAAGATTCTGTGTATTCTTCTGTTTTCATAAAGGCTTCTGGTACTAAACCACTATCTATCCATTTGTTTTGAATCTTTCCAATAAGTTTTAATTCTTCATTTTCTACTGCTGAAATTTTAGCCATATCATCCCAGTCTAATTCAATTTCTTGACCAGTTGTTGGGTCATTCAAAATAACTTTTCCTTTTTTGCTCATAGAATACAATCCAAGCATTCCTTTCCCAGCTAAAGAATTAGCCAAGTCTCTGGCAGCTACATCTATTGGAATTTCAAACTGGTAAGTTTTAACTAAGTCAGTTAAGAATGGCACGGAAGCTTTTATGATAAACATTCCTCTGTCCTTAGCTTTGTCAAATTCATTCATTCTACTAGGGTCGTTAGAATAAACTGGACTCTTATCGAATGGGTCTTTTCCGTCTATCATTCCTTGTATCATTCTAACCACAGGATTTAGCAAGTATGCTATTCCCTGTAATTCTCTGATTCCCCATCTCTTAATTGTGTCTATAGAAGCGTCTCTAACATTCTTCTCTCCATTGATAACCATAGTTGCTTGGGAGGTAATTATGCTAAAGATTTTTGTTCCTATTAAAGCATCTTGTGGTAACTGTGGCATATAGACGTCAATTTCTCCTTTCTCAGTCTCTCCCAAAACAAAATGGATTCTGTCTCTAACAGTATCTGGTAATTGTTTTTCGAGTTCTTTTATTTTATCATTTCTGCTATTATACCAAGCTCCTATAAATGGAAGGGTGAAGAAGGCTACCAAAGCTTTACCTAAGTTCTTCATACTCCAATTCCAAGTTTGTTGGGAAGCACGTAGATACCACGTTCCAAATGGAAAGACTAAACCTCTTATCCATCTCTTGTATGTTTTGGAAAACCAAGAGTAGTCTATTAATAAATCTCTTGCAATCTTTCCAAGACCATCCTCTGTATTTAAGCCGTCAGTATCTATCCAATTGTGAGCTTTAATCAAATCCAGTCCATTTCCAGCTTCCATCCCCTTTAAAAGATAAGAAGCATAGGCGGTTCTTAGGATAGATTCTCTGTCATCAGATAATTGCCAAGCCTTTTTAAGTAAGAATGCAAATGGATTATTTGCTGCTCTTGTTTTAATAAGTTCTCTATCAACATATCCTGCCTCTAGAATTACGTGTTTATTTACAAAATTGTCTAATTTCTTTTGATAAGGAGTATATTCTCCAACTTTAGTTGTCAGGTATGAGATAGCAATTTGAACCTCATCCAATAATTTTATTGGTTCTGGAGACTGCATTAGAGCCATCCAAGTATCTCCAATCATATTGTTCAAGTTAAATGAACCAGCTCTAGCCATAATAGCCATTGTTTTCCAGAATCCAACAGCTCTATTAATTAGATATAATGGTCTGTTACCCTTCTCAACGAAGGATTTGAATGCAGAATATATGTTTTCTGGTAATAAAAATGTCTTTTTGTATCCGCCCACTACCATTAAGCCACCAACTGTAGGATATAGTTGTCTTGTGAATGGGGCATCTGGTGAGTAAGCTGTATATTTTTCATCATCTATAATATAGACTCTCCCAGGTTTAGCATAGCTTCTAGTTTTGCCTCCCTTGGTCATTCCAAATAAAGCAGTCTTTTGTGCCTTAGAAAGTTTTGTCGTAATATCATATCTCTTTGCAGTATCTTTAATAAATGCCTCTAATAAATTATGATATTCAACTTGAAGAAGATAACCCAATAGGGCATCAGAACTTTTGATATATTCTTTAGTAGTTCCCTTAGCTTTTTTGGTATATCCCTTAAATGGATTTTTTAATGTGGACGGTAAACCAACACTAAATGTAGAGCCTATAGTATAATCCTTTACATAAAGTGGAGCATAGTCATCAAACCCAGCGTTGTCTGGCAATCCTAATTTAGTTCTAGCAATTGAAGCTGCTTGTTTCCAAACCTTTGTAGAGTCAATAATTTTCTGAGAAGCCTTAGACTCTAACTCAGATAATGTTTGTGTTGCTTCTGATAGTGTAATCTCTGGGTTTCCTCTTGATTGCTTTTGTCTGGCTACCTCATTCCTTGCAAATATAATTTCTACTGAATCTGCTACCTCTTTCTCAGTAAGCCCTCCCCATATAGCAGTACCCGCTATTTCATATACACTCTTTTCAGCCTGACCAATGTAACCGATGAATTTTCTGACATCGTTTCTTAGTTCCATTGGAAGGTCTGGATAGAAAGCAAATGGTTTTACAATATCTTCTATATGGTTGACAATTCCACTAACTTGTTCTGAAATCTTATCTTTTAAGTTAGAAGTAGGTAGTTTTACAGAGCCTCTTTCTCCCTCTTTCTTGGCTAATTCCTTTTCTTTCTCCACACCTTTTTCGTAAGCTTTAACAATTGCAGGGTCATTTACAATAGAATTCTGAATTGCTTTCACTTCACCAACGTTTACAAAACCGTTCTTTTCTTTATTGAAAACTTTAACTAACACCTGTTCCTCTTTGCCTAAGTCTTCCACCATTATTGATACTGGCAAACCAGCCTCAATTAATGTTGGTGGCAAACCAGGGGTTGCTGGTAATGCTGGGACACCTATCTCTGCGTTTATAGCAGGTATAATAACGTTATCTAATTGAGATATAATATCGGGAGTCTCAGCCTCTCTAACTAATGGAGCCTCTCTAAAAAGTTCTCCGACTAGTGGAGGTGGATTCCCTACTGTTTGATTTATTTGTTCTATAATAAATTTCTCTTCTGGGGTAAGAAGTTCTGATAATGATTTTGGCGGTGTACCTCCTTTAACAATATTGCCAAGCTCATCAACCTTCACATAATCAACCCCTTCCTTCAAAAGAGTATTTGCATAAATCTTATTAAAAGCACTCTGGGCTAACTTTCCTTCTGGAGTTCCAGGTCCAGCACTAACTACACTAGCATTCAATTTTGCTAATAAGTCAACAGTCTGCTCCTTCAATGCTTTATCTCCAGGAAGATTCTCAGAAACAACATATTTCTGGAAAGCATCTTGGTAGTTTCTTTGGAATTGTTTTGTTCTTGCGTTAGCTCCGATGTTTACTATTAAGGCTGTAACTGCAGCGTTTGTAACAATATCTGGGAAGTCTTCTTTAGTAATCTCACCATTCACAAGTAGTTTTTCTGCAGCAACCATTCCCCCTCCTAAAATAGCAGCCCATCCTGTTTGTTGTGGTACGGTTGGTAATCCTGAAACTACAGCCATTCCAGTTCCCCATCCTACACCTTTGATAAACTCTCTTCCTACATTTAACATACTAAATTCTCCAGACTCTAATTGTCCAGCAACCTCAGTTAATGTTCTGATAGTTGTAGCGGTGCTTATTGAAGATGGCAAAGCCTTCGCAATTTCACCTAGAGTTGAATTAAAAACTTGAGTTGATAATGGTATTTTAGCTGCTACCAATTTGTCTAATGGTGCAAACATTTTTCCATAAAAATATGCACTACCTACGTGACCTAATAGACTTGCACTATAAGTAGCTAAAGGCATTTCTCCTTTAGCAACTTCAATTTGTTCTAATTCCTTACCATAATCTTCTAAAGCTTTTTGTCTTAATACAGCTCTATCTCCTTCTGTTGTTTGAGTCATTCCTAAGGTTTTTCTAATTCCTTGAGTTCTAGCTTCTATATTCTCTTCAATCTCTTCCATCTTTTCACTAAGTCCGAAGTGCTTGTCTAAAGCTCCCAGCATTCTTGTTGGGAGGAATGTATCGCTAAACTCCTGTATAACCATTGGAATAGTTGGTTTATCAAAAAGAGTTTCTTTCAAAGCGGGAAGAAAATGTTTCAAAGCTCCTATATCTTCAGAAACAATGTTTTTCAATTTACTCCAAGTTTGTTTCTTAAAAACACCCTTGACTGTTTCTGTGGCAATACTTGTTAGTCTTGCTTGGTCTTCAGCGTCTTTGAATGCTTTTTCGCCTTCTTCTTGAGCTACTTTAATTTTCTCTTGTTGGTCAACCCAATTGAAAAGCCTCTCCCTACTTTCTGGAGTTTGTTGTTGTAAAGGAATATACCCCTTGGTATCTTCCTCAGGTTTTATGCCTTGTCGGCTTAATGGAATATAGTCAGCCATAATTTTAGTATTCTCCGAAGAATCCTTTTTTCTTTTCTTTGTCCATGAATTCTATAAATTTCTTGTATGCAGATGCACCTTTTTCTTCTCCCATTTGAGATTTTAAATTATTCTCAATCTGTGATGGTGTATATCCTGCTGCCATATCTTCGAAAATTCCAGTACTCACAACTTCAGTAACGCCCATAACAGTTAAATCTCTAATTTGACTCTTTGAAAGTGTAATTGGGTCAGCATCGTTATTCTCTATCCATTCATTATATCCAAGTCCAGTTCCAGTCTGACCTCCAGCTAACGTCCATTCTTTGAAGGAGGTTGGAGTTCCAGATTCAAATTGTCTTGGAGCCTCAAAGGCTAATTGCCATTCTCCAGTATCTGCATTTCTTTCCCATTTTCTTCCGTCAAATGTCATAGACTCTACTTCTCTTGGAGCAGAAATAACTTTCTCTGGTTCCTGTCCTGGTCTTATAGCGTATAAGTCTCCGCCTACACTTCTGTATTCTGGCTTCCTAGCAGATTGTTCTGAACGAGCAGCTGAAACAATAGCACTAGCTAAGTCAAGAGAGATACCAGACATATTAGAAAGATGTTCTGCTTGTATTCTAGCTTCGGTATCAGTTCTTAATCCAGAGAATGTCATTCCTCTAGAAGCCAAAGCGTTCCTTGCACTATTTAATGCTGCTTTAACTCTGTCTTTTTCAGACCCTTCTTTCAGTTTTAACTTGGCTTTTGTAAGTTCTAATTCTGGGCTTGTTATATCTCCAGTAGAAATATCTTCAATGATATTAGAAATATCATCATCATTTAAAGGATTGATAATCTCTTCACCTTCACTACCTTCACCGCCTTCACCACCTGGGGTAATTTTTTCCCATTGACCTCCATCCTTCAAAACTTCAGGTTGGTTAGTTACTGGATTATACCTTACAGCCCCTGGTTCGTCTTTTGTTACGTCTTCTCCATAAGCCTCAGAGTATTCTTTAGTTGCACTAAACCTAGTTGTTGATGGGTCTATGTCTACTCCAGCTTCGTGAAGTTGAGTTACTTGTTTAACCATTGATGTTAAACCAGCAGCCTTCTGCTTGATTGCATCTAATTTCTCTTGTGCAGACTGGATTTTGTCATCTCTTGTTAAAGCATCTTGCTCCCTTCTGTAGTTAAGCAATGCTGTGTTTTGTTGGGGACCTCCTCTATAAGAGCCGAGTCTTTGCTCTAGCCCACTATCTCCATACAAAGTCTTCCTAGAGCTGTAATCTCCAGCTTCACCTTTTTCTTCTAAGTAGTCTTGAATTGATATCGCTGTATTTTTTGCCATTTGTTTTATCCTCCCTCGCCTAAATATTTTAGTATTCCTTGAACTTCTCCTAATCTCACCAATGCCTTTGTTTTATTTTGTTCAAAGAATTGAATCTTTTGCACAAGCTCTATCCTTTCTTTTTTCAGAGCCTGTACAGATTTTCTTTTTTTAACGACCTTTTTATCTATTAACTTCTTATTTTTTTTACTCATATATTTATTTTGCTTCAAGTGCTTCAACTTTTGCCAAAAGCTCTTGATTTGTTTTTAATAATAAACCTACAACTGATTTTAAGTCTATATGGTCTTTGTCTCTTTTTCCACCCTTTCTTTCTAATTGGAAAGATTCTGGGAAGTCTTCTGTATCATATGTCAGTATTCCTTTTATCATTTTTGGTGCTTTAATTTTCTTTAATTCTTTTAATCCTTCTGAATAAGTTGGGATTGGGGAAGCAACGTTTCTTTCATCATACCAACATAAATCTGACCAAGAACTATCTCCACGCCTTACTCTCACATCATCCTCTCCAGTATGATAATACATTTGTCCAATTTCAAGATTGGAAGCAGGATAAGCATTTTGATTATCTAACCTAATTGGTGTTAAAAACTCTGTCATAAAACTTTCAAATTGTATTTGTTGAGTACTTCCATCATAGATTTTATCAACATATAAACTTCTCCATTCAATAGATGATGTTCCTAAATCATAAGTAGCATTAGTTGCTGGGTATAATAATCTTGCTCTAGTTTGTCCTAACCAAGTAGTTCCAAAAGGATAAGTTGTATTTCCTAAAGTAGATGAATTAGAAGCTTCGGGTATAATATTTCCCAATAAACTAACAGCATCTATATTAGCTGTTCCATCTACATAAAGATTTCTAAATTGATAAGAAGCACCACCCAAATCATAGGCATCATCTGTTTCTGGCGTTATATGCCCTCCCATACTTAATGCATCTATATAAGCCGTTCCATCTATATATAAATCTTGCCATTGAAGGGATGTAGTTCCAAGGTCATATGTATCATCAGACAATCCATAAAATGCTGAAGCACTCATTCCATAATCTCCACTACCACTAACATTAAAGCCTAATTGATTAGTTCCTAATCCATAAATTTCTCCAGAACCTAATTCTGCTGCAGTTAAAAATGCTACTACCCCGCTACCTATAACAACCCTTTTGTTTCCACTATCGTAAACAGATAAAGTATTGTCTACAGAACTCATTTCAACTCTTGTAGTAGTATTTGATGTTCTGACAATAAAACCAGTAACATATGTTCCTGTCAAATTCTCTGCAGCAACACTTCCAGCTATAACAGATAAAGCATTAACATATCCTGTAGTTACAGTAGCTCCAACAATTGTAGTTACTCCTGCACTATCTTCAGCTGTTCCTAATCCTACATTTGTTCCAACAACCAATCCATTCAATACAGCTACTCCAGTTGTTCCATCAATAGAGAATGTAGTTGCTCCTGAATCGTCTCTTGCCAAAATACCATTAGGACTTATTTTCAAATCTCCACTAACTCCTATTGAATAAGTACCAATTTGTAATGCTCCAGAAACTCCGAAAGTGAACGCATCTATAATATTTTTATTTGCTGTATCAATTGCATCATCTGCGAAGTGACCACTAGCATCGATTGCCGCAGCTAATACACTTGCAGTTCTTCCGCCTACAGTAGAAGCATTGTCTATAGCAGCAGAATTTACAGCCATTCCATATAATACAAAAGTTCCACCACCAATATCATATTTAAGATAGTTTGCATCACTTGCAGCTCCAGCATATAGTCCATCAGTACTAAAATAATAACCTGCATTAGTGCTATCTGTGAAAGAGGTTTTTCCAGAACTAAGAGTTCCGCCTACCAAAACAAGAGAAGTAGCTTGAATTAATCCATTGCTATCAAGTCTGAATCCAGTAGAACCAGCCACAAAGTTACGAGACTGAATATAACTAATCTGATTAGCTGGGTCGCCATCAAATTGAATACCACTCTCACTATCATAAGCTCCAAAGACTCCAGACTGTAACATGTCAGCAGACATTCCACCCAATAATTGGTCAACCAAAGAAGATAATTCATTTTGTTCTACCAAAAGTGAACCTCTGTTGTTTAAAAATTCGTCAAATTGTAAGGAATAATCCTCTAGTCTAGCCATTTTTTTCTCTTCTGTTAGTTTCTTCTATCTTAACTTCTACTGAATAACCCTCAATACTGGATGATGTTTTTGAATTATCTGTTAAAACAAATTGTATTGTCTTTCCTCTACCACTAACCCTACCCTCTGTAAATCTTTGTTTTAGGTCTTTCCAAGCTTTGAAGTCTTTTGCTCTATTTAATCTATATCCTACTTGCACTCCGCCAGGGTCTGTAGCAGCAATAAATAATTGTTCTAAAATAGATTCTTTTGGAAAGTTTTGAAGAGTAAATTCTTTACTAATAATTTTACCATTAATTGATTTGGCAGTTGTTCCTAAATAATCAACAACTCCAACATCCTTCCTGTAAATAAATCCGTCATCATCTCCTAAGTAAATACTGTCATAAATTTCTGTAGTACCCAATGTTTTCCTTTGCATTCTAGCCATAGATTTAATTTCAAATGGATAGGTTTCTATATGCCAAGATTTGTTAGATATTGTATAAACCAGCATTGTATTTGCATAATCGACTCCCTTAACAGTCACATCCCCTATATATAAATAATAATGGTCTCTATCCACTTCTGCTCTTAAATCGTCAAAGTCTGTAATTGCATCTATAAATGGTTGAACTTTTTTAGAAATTAAAGTTGGTTGCCCTTGTCCAAGATAAACATAAACGCCTTGTTCATTAGTAAAGAAACAAAGACTTCTTGTTTGTTTAACCGTCCTTCCTTGAGGAGTTCCTACATCAATAATCTTATCTGGTTCAACTTGTCCAAAAGTCCAACGATACATTGACTTCTTTTTAAAGATTAAAAGTTCTTTACCAAATGGTTCACCCCAAGTAATCTCATCATTGTCATCTGGATTTACGTCTACATAGTCTGAGGCTGGTGTCCAAGTTAAAGCTAACGGAGTACCAGTTGGAAGAGATGACCAATACATTCTAGATGGATATTTGGTTGAACTAGCATCATTCAAAGCGTAAACCCTATCTTGCCAAAGTGCAATATATTTAGGAACTAAACTCCCTGCCAAACAATTTGTTGTTCCCCAAGTAGATAAATCAGCACTAGATTCCATCACTCCCCTGCCATCAAGTCTAAATACATAATCTACAAAAGTAGTGAAATATAATTCATCTCCAGCGGTTAAGCCAGTATCTGAATTAGACCAAGTATTAGTAGCAATCTTTTTAATGGTTGTGTCAACAGATATTAAGATATTAGAATAGTCTACTCCAAGTTTGTCTTCAAACCAAAACATTCCAGTAATAGCTTTATTATTAACTGTTTGTCCAATCAAGTAAAGTATTCCATTTCTCTTAGTCAAAGCCCCCAAAGTATCTAAATGATAGTTCTGAATCAACTCAGATTCAGCATCAGTTAAAATCAATGGTGATGTTTTCACGTTCATTCCTCCTGATAAATTGTAGAAATTATTTATTGCCATTACATTTTAATCCACATTGGATACATTCTTTGTATCCTAGAAGACATTTAATTTTCTTTTTCTCTTTTTTAGCCACTTAATCCTGATGGAAAGTCATTCGGGTTTCTTAATGTATTAGAATCACTAACAACATTTTCCATATTAATTACTCTCCCAAAACTTCCTTTAATTTTAGGACTATCTATATCCTTTAATTCTCTAAGTGCGTCCTTATACTTAGCGAACAATCTGTCATGTAGTGTCTCTTTCTCTAGTTGTCCTAAAGCTAATTCTGCAGCTGCTTTGTAAGCTACTATGTCTGGGTCTGGAATGAGTGTTTCATCCGTTTCATCTGTTAATCCAGTTGGTTCTTCTTGGAAATAGTAAATGAAATCTCTTTCTGTAATTGTAACTGCAGATAAATGAGATGCAGGTGTAGTCCCCTCTATCCCTCTTGTACATCCAGTAAATGTAGTAGAAGTTTTGCCAGTATATGAAATAACCTCTGAACCAATAATGATTCTTCCTTGTTCTTTAAAATCATCAGTATCAGCAGCTGTTATAGTAACAATTGCTGCAGTATGATTACCAGTCAAAGTAGTAGTATTAGCAGAACTATCTGGGTAAGGATAAACCTTAGCCTTATCTCTCCATATACAGAAATGTGTTGGGTCTCCAGTTTGGAAGGTATCCCATCTCAACATGTTCCATCTTCTCAAAACAATTACTGCTAAAGGTTGAGTGTTATATTTAGCTTCAAAGCATTTGAAAGCATCTGTTGCTAAGCTATATTCAAACTGGTCTGCTACAGAAGAGAATGATTTAGTTTTCTCATAAAAGCTCCAAAGTCTTACGTGAGCTACTCTTTTCTCTGCAATGTTAATTTCTTTATCAATCATTACATTGGTAATCGGACTGTTTAATTCATCAGTTTCATTTAAGAATTCTCTCACTCTCTTTCTCATAGCCCTTAGCATTCTTGGACCATAACCAGTAGCGTAAGGAATAGCATCTGAATAAACAGAATAACTTGTTCCAGTAGCATCATAAAATCTTACGAATCCATAACCTGTAGTATTGGTAGCATCCTCATAGTAAGAATAAATTTCTGTTGGGTCTATGGCTTGAGCTGCTGCTAAAGCTGTTGAAGCTGAAGCTGTTGATGTTGCTCCTCTATAAAATCTTACTTGGTCAAAATCAATCTTTGTAATCTCAGTATTTTCATCGTGGTCGAATGTTATCGCTGCTACTGTTAAAGAGGTTCCTGCAACTACTGTTGCTGAGATTCTCTTAATTTCTGTTTTCTCTTCGCCTATTTTTCCGATAAGAAGAAAATCATTAATAGTTAAACCTCCATTATTTTTAACAGTTAATGTTGTTCCTGCAGCTGAAACTGCTGATGCAAGTATTGTTTTTGGTTGGTCCTTTATTAGGACTCTGTTGTCTGCTTTAAGTTTCATATATTTGTTTTATCTATTCTCCCTCCAATTAATATCAATATCAAGTATTGGTTTAAAATCTTCTTTCTCCAACTGAGCTACCATGAATGGTGGAGCTGTGGTTGTACTTGATGTAGAAGTGGATGTTGATGTTGAAGTTGATGTTGAAGTCGTACTAGAGGTTGAGGTGGTTGAAGAGGTGGTACTGCTTGTAGTTGAACTAGTAGTGCTGGATGTTGTAGAACTTGTACTTGATGTAGTAGAACTGGTTGTTGTTGATGTAGTAGAACTGGTAGTACTTGAAGTTGTAGAACTGGTATTTGTAGTAGTGGAAGTTGTTGAACTTGTTGAACTTGTAGTTGAACTAGTAGTTGAAGTAGTGCTAGATGTAGTACTAGATGTAGTACTTGTAGTAGAACTTGTTGTAGAACTTGTTGTGCTAGATGTAGTAGAAGATGTAGTTGAACTTGTAGTAGAAGTAGTACTAGAAGTAGTACTTGATGTAGTACTTGAAGTAGTACTAGATGTAGTACTTGTAGTACTGCTAGTAGTTGAACTTGTTGTACTAGATGTTGTTGAACTAGTCGTAGATGTAGTTGAAGTATTTGAACTAGTTGTAGAAGTTGTTGAAGTAGCACTTGTAGTAGTACTAGTAGTCGAAGAAGTTGTGGTAGTTATGAAAGTTGTTGTTGAGGTAGTTGTGCTGGAGGTTGTGGAAGTTGTAGATGTAGCACTTGTAGTTGTGCTTGTAGTACTAGAGGTTGTAGAAGATGTGGTGCTTGATGTTGTAGATGATGTAGTACTCGTAGTAGATGTAGCTGAAGTTGTAGTTGATGTTGTTGAGCTAGTAGTACTAGATGTAGTTGAAGAAGTAGTACTTGTTGTAGTAGTAGCTGATGTTGTTGTTGAGGTAGTAGAACTAGTTGTAGAAGTTGTTGAAGTAGCTGAAGTTGTGGTGGATGTAGTTGAACTAGTTGTAGAGCTGGTAGTAGTACTCGTAGATGTACTAGTAGTACTACTAGTAGTTGATGTGGTACTAGTAGTTGTAACAACGGTATAATAAACTTTTATTTGTATATGATCAAGAGAATAAGTATATCCGCCTTCACTTCCCGTGGTTGAAATACTTGCCGCAAAAGTTCCGTCTGCGAAATCACTACTTGACCATATGTCTTCTGCCCACGCATCCCATATATCTTCAGGTCCCCCTGCTGTCTGAGTGCTTTCTGCGATACTAAAAAGTAATTGTTTAAAAGTAGCATTAAAGGTCGTATTTCTCTTGACTCCAACATAAAACGGCTTACTGTTTGCTGAACATTTACCTTCGTAACTACCCTCTATGCCGTCTATTGTCGCCCCAACGGGGACTCCAAAGCCAAATGTTTCATAACTTTGTTTATACTTAGTAGTGCTTGGGTCTGTTCTTGTAGCATAAGTATCATTACTAGCATAAGCATTAGCAGGATTAGTCCATTGATTGTAAGTTCCCCCTGTTGCCGTTGGTGAATTATATCCTGTATCAGCCATTAAAAATACTAAAGGATATTTTTGTCCCATTAAAGCTAATTCAATTATAGATGGAAATATCTTTAATAATTGTTTAACTCTTTTTATATTTCTTCCACCAGGAGTTCCTTGAGAACAAATTACTTTTGCTTCAGGATTTAAAGGATTTTTAGATAATTTTCCTGTATAATAATGAACAGAACCATCAGTAATTTTAATGACTTCTTTTCTTTCTGGCACCCCAAAATACTCCCTCCCAATTGGTGTATTTGCAAATTGTAATAATAATGTTTTATCTATCACTCGTTTCCCTCCCTTAAATTTTTATTTTCTTAATTCCCTTTTTAATTGATACTTTTGGTGACCATCCCAATAATTGCAATGCTAAAAAATTGTTTCCTTGTGTGTGTAATGCATCTCCCTTCCTTTTTTTAAGATACTTCTTTTCTCCTCCTATAATATCTGCTATTTCATTAATTGAAGTTCTCTTTCCACTACAGATATTAATTACTTTGTTTCTTACGTCTGAGTCCATAGCTGCTATTAAAGCATCTATTACGTCATCTACGTAAACGAAATCTCTGCTTTGTTCTCCGTCCCCGTAAATTGTTAACGGCTTTTCCTCTTTCTTTAGCTTCAAAAACTTAGATATTACCAACGAATACTGGCTATTAGGGTCTGCTCTATTCCCATATACGTTAAAAAATCTAAGAGAGAGGGTCGGTAAATCATATAATTCATCAAATAATTTTAAATAATCTTCTCCAATTGCCTTATGCAAGGCGTAAGGGCTTTTTGGTAGGTTTGGTAGGTCTTCAGAATATGGTAATTTTTGGTCTCCATAAATTGCTGAGGATGAAGCGAAGATAACTTTCTTAACTCCAGCCAATCTAGCCTGATTTAATATATTGAAGGTACCATCTACATTAGAAATGTGTGCTTCTCTTGGTTTATCTACAGATTCTGGAACACTAGCTAAAGCTGCTAAGTGAAAAATGTAATCTATTTCTTCTGTTAAAAGAACATTTTGTACATCAAATTCTAAAAATTGAGCTTTAGAATTAATGTTTTCCTTTTTTCCCGTACTTAAATTGTCAATGACCAAGACATCATGTCCTAACTCAATAAGTCTGTCTACCAAGTGCGAGGCAATAAACCCCGCACCTCCTGTTACGATTATATTACTCATCGCCTCTAAATCTTTTATTAGATTCCCAAATTTCTTTTAAGAACAATGGGTCGTATCCTGCTTTCTCACAGGCTGCGATAAATGCGTTTAAGTCCTTTGGTAAGCATTTCCCTCCAAAGCCTGGTTTGTTTGGGAATACTGCTGTGTGCATTTTGTCTACTCTTGGGTCTAATCCCCAACCATCTCTTACTTGCCAGTAATTGGCTCCGAGGGCATCACACGCTTTTTTCATCTCATTAGCAAATGTTACCTTCATTGCGAAGTACATATTTTCCATATACTTGGCAACTTCAGCTTCTAATACACTCATTTGCCTATAATGTTTTGAAGGACCAGCAATCGGGACTATTAAATCGAGAATGTACTGAGTGTCTTCCTTATCTCCTCCTAAAATGAACCAAGGACACTCTTTCTCGCTGTTGTGAAATTTCCAAGCTGTCCAATATTTACTCTCTCCAAGATATTCTGGGGAGAATACTATTCTTTTCTTATACTTCTTACTTAACATTTCACATGTGCCTGGAGGCACAGTTGAACGAATCCAGATTACTGGTGCTTCAATCCAACTAACTACTTCCTCCACGATAGAAATGTTTGCGGAACGGTCTTCATTCATCTCTGTAGGAACTCCAACAACTGCTAAAATGCATTTATTGACTTCCTTCTTACTGGCGTTGTCTCCGCCTAGAATTGGGTCATATTTTACAAGGCTGTAGTGTTCTCCGAAGAACTCCACCATACCTTTTCCAACATAGCCCTCACTTCCTATAATAGCTATTTGTTTTGACATATTTCCTTTATTATTTTTTTAATTTGCCTAACCTGTCTATCATCCCAATAATGAAAATTGATTTCTTTCCTTTCTGGTTTTCTTTTCCAGAAGTAAGGTAAACATTTCATTGTTGGAACATCCATTTTAATTCCTAATCTGTTACAAACTCTATGTCCCCATTCTGGTACATTTCCCCTCCCATATGGAACGTACCAAATTGAGACTTTAATACCGAATGTTTTTTCTATCTTTCTGATGGCTCTAGCTAATTCTTTTTCACCATTTTCTTCTGACATTCTGATATACTTATCATGAGACCATCCGTGTAATTCAATGTTGTAACGGTCTAAATTCTCTTTGATATGACGTACCCATTCTGGGTTTTTGTCAATACCTTCTGCTAAAACTGTTAATGTGCAAGGATAATTATATTCTTCAAAAATCTTATCTGCTTCTAAGAATTTTTCAAACAAACTTTTTTCTCTTATAGCATTTCTTTGTTGTGCTGAAACTGGATTAATTTGTAATACATCATCATTCCTTAGGTTCAAAGACTTCATATTCGTATTTAAAGTTTAAAATTCCTATTGGACCTTGGATATGACCATCTGCTTCTCTAGCCATTTCCCAATTTCTGTAACTCTTTTGCCTAGTAAGCCCCTCTGTATCTCCGTCTACTACTGTGTAGTATTTTCCAATATTACCAATTTTGTAACCAGCCCTCTCTATTCTTCTCTGCCAGTCAGTTGAACACCAGGCATAAGCTCCCGCAAATCTCTCGTCATAGCCTTTAAGTTTCAAATAGACTTCCCTTCTATGCATTCCCGTATCTCTGTGATAGGCAGTATATCCTAACTTCTTCCAATCCTTCTTATCTTTATTGATGATGTCGTTTGATAAGACCTTTTCTCGACCAGTTGAACATACTTTTCCACATTCAGGATTTTCTTCTAAATACTTTATAGCCTCTTCGTAGAATTCTGGAAATGGAACTTGGTCTGTGTCTTCAATTACTACATAATCTCCAGTTGATAGCCAGAACCCTAGGTTCCTAGCTCCTGTGTAATTCCAGGGGATATCTTCGAGAACCCTAGCATAAACAACTCTTGTTTTAATATCTAAGGCTGCTATTTTGTCCCTCAAATCTATTGCTCCACCATCGTTTACAACGATTATCTCATCTGGCATTCTGGTAGAATTCATACATTCTCTCACGTGTGCTGCTGCTAAATCATTCTTATTGTAAGCCGAAATTAATATACTTAATTTTTTAGCCATCTTTTTTGTGTTCAATTATTCTTTTTGGAACAGGTGGCTTATATCCTCTCTTGTAAACTTTATCTGCTAAATTCTCATTAATGAATTTGGCTAAATCCTTCTGAAGTTGTGATTCGTTGTATAGCTTTTCAGCAGGAGTTCCTTTAATTAGTGGAATCCAAGTATCATGAAAAATTAACATTGAAGAATTTGACTTACCATATTTTGCTTCATTCAACTTGTCCCAAGGTCTCTCTACCAATAATTCATTGAAAGTTTTAACAGTCTTTGATTTAATGAACTCCTTGTCTTCCTTAGCTTCCTCTCTAGCTTCTTCCCATAATCTAGTAACAATCTCTCCAGTCCCTTTTCTCATCCAGTTAAGGTAGGCTCTTTCTGCCCAACCCTCCATTCCCAAGGCATGTCCTATTAAGAAGATATTGTGAATATAGTCATCGTGATGATAACTATATCCTCTTGGAGCATTCAGATGATAAGCAACGGCTCCTGGTACTACTGATACAGTAGAACCAAACATCCACCATTTCATATCAAGATAGAATTCTCCACCCCCATAACATCTGTGATATTCTGGATAACCTCCAAACTCTATGAATTGTTTTCTAGTCATTCCTAGGCAACAATGCCCTTGTAGCGGAATGTAGAATGGGTCATCTACAAGTTTGTAATTATTCCAGGTTCCCTTAATTTCCTCGCCCAACTTCATTGTATACTGGTAACCCATTGAACCTCCGACTGGATATGCTCCCATCCATCCTATGGTTCCGTGGACTAATCCTCCAGTATCGTCTATAGCTTTAATCATCTTTTGAAAATATCCTCTTCTATACGCCATATGTGCGTCACTAAAGAAAATGTATTTACCTCTTGCTATATCAACACCTTTGTTCCTGGTGCTGTGATTCCCAGCTATTGGGTCATATAGCACTTTCAATACTCTGTTCCAATATATTCCCCTTGGCATCAAATAATCGATGCTTCCTCCTAACGCCCTTCTAGGATAGACTTCATCAGAGGGACAATTATTACAAATAATTATCTCAAATTCTGATGGTTCTAAAAATGTTTCTAAATCATGAATAATGGAATATACTGTGAAAACTATCTGAGGGAACTCGTTTCTTGCTGGAATTATGACTGATACTATTGGTGTTTTCATTTTGGTGTCTCGCACTTAAATAATAGGATTGAACTAGTTTTGTCATCTAATTCTAATGGTTTGCCGTGACAGTCCATTAGAACAACATACTTAAAGTGCTTTGTTAAGATGTCATACATCTCAGCTGGAGTCCACTCTCTAACGTGCATTTTGTTTTTAGGACTATCATTACTTATCTTAGGATGATTCCTATTTGGTGAAGAAATGTAAATTTGAGTTCCTTGAGGTGGTTCTAAGTATTTACCAGTTTTTTTATGCTTCTTACAAACCCTCTTAATAAACTCAATCACCTTCTCATAATCTTCAATGTGTTCAATTACTTCGACACATACTGCTATATCAAAAGCCATTAATTCTCTAGGCTCATTAGTAATATCCATTACATCAAAAGTTAATTGAGATGAATAATAGATATTATTCTTGTGTCTAGTGAAAACTTGCTTTGCCCAAGCAATACTTTCTTTGTCTATATCAATCCCCCAACAAAAGTCAGCTTCTTGAGACAGAACATTTGAACCATATCCCCCTCCACATCCTATGTCTATAATCTTTGGTTTCCAATTAAATTTAGGATATTGTGGGTGGTTCTTTACGTGGTCTGTACAAACATCTTTAATGTATTGGTAGATTGCTCTTGTGGTTGGTTGTAAAATCTGATGAGTCTTCTTAAACATATCTACATTCCTCAACCATTGTTTCCTTTTGGTGTAGTCTACCTCTGGATGTTCTTTGTATTCTAGATTTGTTATTGATTTATCTGCCATATTTTTGTGGTTAATCCCATTGCTCAAAAAATAATGGTTCCATCATTTTCTTGAACACGAAATCGTAGTTAAATTTCTGCTTAATAGTTTTAAATGCATTTAATGGTCTGTTCTTTTCTAATTCAGCTATAATTATTAATCCTACATCTCTGAAGAACTGTTCTTCATTATTGTAGCTAATATTCTGAACTAGAGAACCGAATTCGAAATATAATGCATCTTTTCCAAAGAAATCTCTTAATGGTGGGAAATTCTTATTAAGAACTAGTAAACACTTTGCCATAGCAGCCTCCAAAAGAATTAAGGGACAATTTTCAGATAAAGTAGGGAAGATAAACAGATTTGATAAGAGAAAGAAATCTCTAACCGCTTCGTGTGGAATCCCAGATTCATAATCTGGCGTATCCTCAAAAGAGGTAAAAATCATTTCCTCTCTAGTTAAACCTCGTTCAATTCCGTAGTGCAGTAATTCTTCTACTGCCTTCTTTTCTCTGTCTGCGTTAGCGTGTGCATTTGGACACACAAATCTAACTGAACGTCCTTGTTTCTTAATTTCTGCCAAAACTTGTATTACTTTCTTAACTTGTTTACCCCCAAATCTTGTTGATGAAACTGGGTATACATCCACTATATCAGCACTCAATAAGTCATATTTGTCAATGACCTTATGAACTAATGGATGTAACTTATAGAAACTTCTTGGGTCTAATGGATTAAAAACAACTCTTATATCATCAATCCTACCAGCATACATTTCTGCTAATTTGAGAGTATCATAATGATTCATATAGATGAGCTTAGAATTAGGCATCATCTTATATCTGCAGTCATGTGGATATGCTAAGTTTGCTGGTCTTGGTGATGGAGCTGAATGCACCCAATGTAACCAACGACATTTTAGATTAGGTTGAGCTTGTCGCATAGCTACGTTGTAAGGCAGAAACCATCCTTGGAAGATAAGGTCATGGGTTAAAACCACGTCTATATCTTGTAAATGAGCTTCAAACGCCTCCTTTGCTGTTTTCACTTGTTCCTCAAAATCTTTATCAACTTGTTGGTTCCCCGCATAATCAACCAACGTGAATCTTGGAACTACTTTGCGAACTTCTACCCCAGATGGCACAATAGTTTCATCTTTGAAATTATCGTGAACCAATAGAACTGGTGCATATCCATTCTTTAAAAGAGATAGAAGTTGATTTTCTACTACTGAAGTTAAGCTGTAAGACTTGTTCCATTCGTAGAAAGTCGTTAAAATACCAATTTTTTTCTTCATTTTTCCTCCTTATGTGAAGTTATTTATGGTCCAGTAGTAGTAGTACTAGTTGTGCTACTAGTTGTTGTACTGGAAGTAGTGCTACTTGTTGTAGTCGTTGCACTAGTCGTAGTACTTGTTGTGCTACTTGTTGTACTAGAAGTAGTACTTGATGTAGTACTTGAAGTAGTACTTGTTGTTGAAGTTGCACTAGTTGTAGTACTTGTTGTACTAGAAGTAGTACTAGAAGTAGTACTAGAAGTAGTAGACGTAGTGCTTGAACTAGATGTTGTAAATGTCAGAGACGTATCTCCAAATCCAAAGTTTGCCATAGTATTATCCTAGTTCCGCTATTCTCAATCTGTTTGAATTTCCAGAATGTGACATAGCATAAATAGTAATATTATCATTTACTGGCAACCATATTGAATCACCTGCAGCCATTTTAATACCCCTCTTTGCTAATGTTCCATTAGCTCCACCAGTAACAGGAGTACCCAAAGCTGTTTGGGAACCTATGTATATTGGTACGGTAGAAGCGTTTAAAATATAAAGCCACTTTCTCCCTTCCATTGCTGTAGCTCCAACCTTAACTTCGGTTAATGCAGCTAAGCTCGTCTCAACTTTTCCATTTAACATCGCTATATAAGCGACTGACTGAAAATCCATTGCCATATTTTTGTTTCTGTTTCCTCCAAATTAGAATCTTAACTAGAGACTACAATATTGTCCTAGGAGGATGGACTCCACTATAGTCTCTGGTTCAGACTCCAATCTGGAGCCTGAACCTTCGACCTTTATTTAATTCTTCTTTTTAGAAGTCTTTTTGACTTCCTCCTTTACTTCTTTCTCTTTTGGTTGTTCTGGTGGTGACTCTTTCTTTGCTGGCTCTTCCCTTACTTCTGATTTAGTAGGTACTTCAATATCTAATTGAACAACCTCGTATTCGTGTTGTGTTAACTCGGTTTGCATTGCTAAAACATTTTCTTGGCTCCTTTTTTCGCCTTTCAAGCTCAATATGTGTTCAGCTAACCTTTTAGCTCCATGGTCGGCTAAAAAAGATGGATAAAGTTTTAATGTTTTGGCTGGAACCGTATAAGGTTCACCATCCCAATTAAAAGTAAAATCCTCATCTAGCTTGTTATATATTGATTTTAAATCGTATCTTAATGCCATATGTTTTCGTTAATTTATTAATTTACTCCGACCTTTAATTAATCTTTTGTTTTTGGTGTATGTTCATACCAATCCATTGTCAATGAAGCAATAATAGCATTCGTTGCAGAAGTGAATTCTAATTGATAAAGTGTGTCTGCTTTTAATATCCATTCATTTTCATTTCTTGATTCTCCTGATTGTTTATCTTTTCCTGCTCCAAATTGTTCATGAATTAAAATTGTTCCACCTGTTGCAGTATCTGCTCCTTGAGTAATTATTCCAGGAGTAGCAGTTCCATGTGTACTAATCAATGTACTAGCAGTACTAATACTTCTATTTCTATTATTTGGAGTATAAGTACTTCCATTACCTCCTCCACTAGTATAAGCTTCTCTCAAAAATAGTTCTGCTTTCCCAGAAGAATAGGCAAGAGTAAATAAATGTGATTGTTTCCCTGTAGCTGGTGTTTTGAAATTAAATCTTAAAATATTATCATCTAAATCATCAGTTGAAATAACAGCAGAATAAGAATTTCCTGCATGTATTTCATGATGAGCATAATCAATAATACTCAAAGCTCCAGTAATATCATCTATTCTAGCAAAATTACGACCATCAGTAAGATACATTGGAGTCGCACCTTTCGCATATGGAGTTGGGTCTGCCATGTTTTTTACCTCCCATTAATATTAATTGCACATCTATCTTCTCCTCTAGTTCCGCAAGAAACATTATCGAGAAGAAGAGTATCTGAAATCAATTACTAATTACTGTTGTCATCCACAGATGGATAGTTGATTTGTGTCGTTCCAAGTCCAGCAGTAGTTATTGTGTCTCTACTTACTGCACCATAGATGGTATCTCCAGCTGCTTGACCATCTCCGACATGTCCTGCTGCTGTTTCGTAACCAATAGTTACGTCAGCAGCACAGTTAGCCGAATAGTCGCCCTCAACTGTACCATAAATACAATACCAACCGTATTCAGAAGTACTATCAATTGCAGCCATAGCGACAGCAACAGGTCCAATAGCATTGGCACCTAAAAGAGTAGTAATTCCTAATTCATCATAAGTAACCCAAGACCCAGCAATGGTTGAAGCCACACCTGTTAGATAAATAAACTCATTACCTAATGTGTCTTTAGCTCTGAAACCAAATGGGTACTGTTGGGTGGTGTCAACAACAGAGGTGTCATCAGCGAAAATCCTAGATTCTCCTGACAACTGTCTTACGTCTTGTGCCATAATTTTATGATTTACCAGTTAGGAAAGCACTTGTACGACATGAATCTGTAATCAATTGACCATACAACAGGAATTGACCTACGATAGCGTCCTGGTTTGTAGGTTCTTTAAACCCAGTCCAAGCGAATCCATTTTTAATCAATGGATGTCTGGAATGAGGAAGAACACTAAACCATAAATGTTTGCCATTCAATATATACATGTATCCAGAAGTACACTTTTCGTCAGAGACGACTGGAATACCTCTAAAGAACAAGGAGTCAAACCCAAGGTCACCAGTTTGTCCAGTACCAGCATTTCTGTTGACACCGAATCTAGTTAACTTAGGATAGCCCTGAACTTGAGATGCATAATTGATGGTAGCCATTAAGAGACCTTCGTAAGTTGTCCAAATTGCAGGAGTTGTAACAATAAAAGTAGGAGCATCATTGCCGTGTTTAGCCGCATCAAAACTAGCTTGCATTTCTGCAACTGTAATTGAATTGGATGAGTCGTCTAAATCACTTACCCAAGTTGTGTAAGTTGACCTAAGCAAACCAGCGTAGGTAGCAACTACTGCACCGTCATCGATTGCAGCAGCTAAACCTGTGATGTCCTTATTTGAATTGCCAGTACCATCTGAGTACATTTGAGTACCTAATCCATCAGCCATATCAGCCTGAACTGACGCCATTTCCACAGCAACTAAATCTAACATAGCAGCATCGCCCTTGTTAACTGCCTGTTGGATTCCGTTGATAACTACTGAAAAGTAGTTCTGTTTAGGGTCAAATTTAGCCAATACTCTGGTATTCTTTTGAGAAGTTGACATAGAGTCAAATCCTGCATAAGAACCACCAGAAGTTGATGTTTGGTACTTTAGAGGTACTTCTAACTGATGTCCTGAACCCCATGGTCTGTAATTGCCCAAGAACATTTCTAAAAGAACATTACCATTCAAAATGTTATCTGTTACTTTAGGAAGAAATCTATCTTGGGTAATCGTTGTAACAAAATCACTAAAAGCCATACGTTTACCAAAAAAGTTAATAATTATTCACTTATCTCCTTTTTGGAATCTTCGAGAATCTTATGAAGAGGTTTGTTGGTGATGTCATAGACACCTGCCTCACCCTCCTCCTTAGTGCTAGAATCTGGCATTTTGGTAGGTTTTAACTTTGGTGGAGTTAATTTTTCAATCTTCCCCATCAAGGCTATAGCCTTATCCCAATCTACCTTACCTTCTTCACCAGGAACACCATACTCAGCGACAATTTCGACTAATTTCTTTTCATCGAATTCGCCATAAACTTCTTTAAGCTTCTTGAAAGTTTCCTTTCTAGCAGCTTCCTTTTCAATCTTACTTGTTGATTCCTCTTTAGCAATCTCTTGCATGGTTAATTTCACCTTTTCCTTCAAATCTTCCTTAGGAGCATTTTTGGAAATCTGTTCTTTAAGTTCGTTCCTTTCCTTGATAACCTCTTGTAACCTTGCGTAAGGAACGTCCTTTGGGGTGCCTTTACCTCCTTTATCCTCTTCCCCAACGTTTGGAGTAGATGGTTCTCCCTCTTCCGCTTCAATTTTCTTTGTTTCATCTGCCATATATTTTAATGGTTACATTTTAACGTCTTTGTTGACTTTAATCATTTTTACGGGTTGAGTCCCGTTCTATAACTTCGACCTTTTACTAATCGTTATTGTTATGTGATGCTCTGCTCTCCTTCTGCTAGTTCTTTGTTGGGGCTTACCAATGGTATATTAGCCCCTCCCTCAGCACCACCAGGTTTCTCTTGTGATGCTAACTTCGCCTGAATCTCTGCTTGTAACTGGTTGTTTTTATATAATACTAGCCTATTTGCGGTCTCAGCTGGATTCGGAAATTTCAATCTTTCAAATAAGGTAATAGGGTCTATTCCACCTGCTGCCCACAATTCCATAGCTTCTCTTCTCCTGGACAACTCATCTGTTGGAAGGGTTGTTCCAGACCTCACAATAACTTTAATTCCTCTTTCAATCATATCTACTTTAAATGTGATAACTTCCATTCCTGCCTCTCCATAACGTCTAAATGTCTTTGAGCCACCAGTATAAAATAGCTTCATCATCTGAACAAACCAATTTCCTAATTCAGCTACACATCTTTCATACTCTCTTACCACTAAATCAATTCTACCAATATCTGCCTGTTTTAGTAACATCCTTCCACCTAAAGTCTCTGGTTGTCCTCTCTCTCCTCTTGTTGTAGAGTGAGTTCCGAATATATTATCAAATGCCTTTTCAGCCATCATCTTGGTTTCTGGGATGTAATTTGGTAGTGGAGGTGGGACATCTCTTCTCATCATATTTTCATTAGCAACTCCAGCTCCGTAGATAATCAAACCTGGGGAGTTAGTAATCTTGCTTCTTGCTTCTTCCTCTGTCATAACTTCAGAGTCTATCAACCAAGCAGCATTTCCCATCTTATTAGCCTGATTAATAATACGTCTGTTCACTACATTGATAACATCCTGAATTGGAATTGTTTGCTGAATCAAATCGGTATCTCCAATAACAGAACGTCCGATTCTAAAAACTGAAGAGAAAATGTAAGGTTTCCTAGGGAAATCAAAATGGTTTGCTTCCATATCATCATATTTGAAATATGGATTTTTCTTCTTATCTATAATCATTCCTCCATACTTCCAGAACACTACATCGTCAGTCCAAATCTCCCAAATCGTTATAGCTCCCTTTATCTTAGTTACCTGTTTGTTTCCAACCTCATCAATCATTGCTTCACCGTCTTCATCCTCGCTAATGGCAGTATTGCTTCCACCACTTTTCAATAATTTATTTAATTTAGCTTTTCCAAAAATGTCTTCGAACTGTCCATATGTCATATCAATCTGTTCTAGAATGTATGGCAAATCATCTTGTGACATTCCATATTTTGGAATATATATTCTGCCAGGACGCACATTAGATACATCAACATTATTAGATTTCTCATTCCAAAAAACTTTCCAAACACCATAACGATAAATTAAAGTGTTTCTCATTAAAAATTCACCTTTAGTCCTGACATCTATTGTTTCATATTGTGCAGCTAAAACTTTCTGTAATGTATTTGTATATTGTCTAGCTAACTCTGAGTCATCTGGCGGTTCAACAATAAATTGTGGAGGATTTCCAGTAATAATTGGAATAGCAGTTTCTACTCCCATAAAGATATGGTTCTGAACTGCATTTGACATATCACTAGGAACTCTATCTCTTTGAGTTTGATTTCCTAAATAATATTGTTCATTTTGTTTCCCTATTTTTCTAAGTTCTTTGTTATATGGCTCAGCCTCCGTAATCCATTGATTAGCCAAAGCTAACAAATCATTATCGCTTGTACTCTCTGTAGGACGATTTGTTAATAACAACCTTTCTAATTTACTTTGTTTTGCCATGATATTAATATATTTCTTCCTCCAATACTATTTTTTTAAGTAACCTTTTTTCTGCTGCTTTATTTGTAACCTTGATTGGACCAGAACTTCCAGAATACTTTTCATCATACTTCTTTTCTAATGCTACCTTCCTCATTTCTTCTTGTTGTGCTTTAAGTTTTGCTTTTGCTTTTATCTGAGCATCTGGATGGTAACCGTAAATTAAAGTGAAAATTTCAGAATCTGGTTGCACAAATTGCATTTCATTAGGTTTCATTAAAAACCTGAAATCACACTCTGTACACCCGCCCACTACACTTTTCCCGTATCTATTTGTATTTACTCTTAATCTTAATCTGCCCCCACACTCTAGACATCGAATTTTATTTGTTATCATATCCTCCAATCTCCTCCTCCTACACCAAATGCTTCGTCAATTGATGTTAGGCAAGGCATTGTTTCGTTAATAATTTCGAAACCTTTTACTTCTTTCTTCTTTTCTGCTTTCTTCATAACCGTTACTTTAGAAGAATATCTCTGTATTAAATGTAAACAATGAACTGCTGCATCAACTAAGTCATCTCCTGAGCCTGTTGGGAACATAGCCAACTCATCTCTCAAATCGCTACCTGGTCTTAATCGAATCAAATCCTGCTCAAAAAAGTGAATAACTGTCATTGCTCTTGAGAATTTATCTCGTGAAGCTCGTCTCTCTCCCTCTTTGTACATTCCTAGGGAGATTGATTGAAGTGGTAAATAAATACCACGGTTTCTAGCTTCTTTTAATAAGATTGGCTTCATAACCTGTTCTACCTTTTCTTTTTCAATTCCTATCCTTGTTGGCTTATGCTTCACATACATCATAATTATCTTGTCTATGAAATCCCAGGTCCCCCATCTTCCCTTAACTGATTCGACTTCGTAAATCTTGCCATCAGTACCTATCCCTAAAACTACAATTCCTGTGTAGTCAGCTGATTCACTCATTGAGATAGCAGGGTCTACCGCCATAAATTTCTCAACTATATCTAAAGCTATACTTTTATCATAATCTACCAACCACTCTGGTCTCCATAAACAAATATCTGAAGCGATTGGGTTGTTCTGGAATTCCGATTCAAATTTATAGGTACCAATTTCCTGTTTCTTTCTTCTTAATTCATCCATTGTAAACCTTTCTGCCCAAAGACTTGTATCGTCATCTTTCCAAGCTTTGTACTTCCTGGTTGTCCAAGTTCCGAACTCTTCTTTCTTATTAATAATGTCAGATAGCAACGCAATAGGATGGAGGATGGTACCGATAATAACGACCTGTTGGTCTACACGAACGGTATTCATCAAAGCACCTAAGAACCAATTTCTTAATAATCTTCTTTGGTCATCACTTCTAACTAAGTCTTCGTCTTCCAAATCATCGCAGAAGATTCTAGTTGGTCTTAGTCCACGAACCTGACATCCTCTTCCTTTGGCTCTGAGCTGGGAATACACCTTGTTTCCTTTTTGTATGATAATGTGGTTACCAGTCCATCTGCTGGATATCTGGTCACCCCAATTCAGGATTCCAAGGAAATCGCTTCTAAGCAATTCATTAGTTTCCAGTTCATTCTTGATTCTCAAAAGCCAGTCCTCAGCCATCTGAGCTGAAGCAGAGATGGACAATATGTCCTCCCCCTCGCTGAATAGCAAACAATGTAATCCAAATATAATTTGAACTGTAGTAGATTTTGCGAATCCACGAGGAGCAGCAATAGCGATTCTGCTTTCGTTCAATAAGAGATTATGAATTTCTCTATGAAAAGCAGGAGTCTTGTCTGGGACTATATGGGAAAGATAAGTTCTTGCAAAATACTCAATATTGTTCTTTGCGTTCTCTCTCCTTAATTTCTTTAAAAGTGCTATTAAGTATTTCTTATCCTTATTTACTGGTAGATTTAGATTTTTTAGTTTCGCTAAGTTCATCAATTGCAACTTCTAATTTTGTATTTAAACCTTCTGAAATACCTTTCCATTGATTCTCTTGTTGTTGAAGTGGAACTAACTGGTCTGCTGTAGCAGTAACTTTTGACCTCATAATATATCTAGAATTTAACTCTGCAACTATTATTTCTTTCTTTAAATCAAAAATAATATCTTCTAAGAATGCGATTTTTTCCTCCTTTTTAATCATTTTATTGTTTTAATATTTTTACTTCTGCGGTTATTAAAGCTAAAAGCTCGTCAACGCTAAGGTTATCGAGTTCAATGTCTATATTGACACTTTGTATTTTCTGTGGTGCCTTAAGACCCTTTATATCTATCGCTGTATTCAAATATTTATGTCTCACCTTTTGGTCGGGGATGTCTGATTCGAACGGAACTCCCTTATAGTCTCCCACCAAATTAGCACTTAAACCTTCTTGAATCTTCTGGACAATCACATCCTCAGTCAATCCTGCTTCTTCCATATAGAAATCAATGGCTCGGCTAATTTTAGGCTTTTTAAGCATAGCAGAACCCATTGAACTTGCACTTGACCTCTTTTTGACGTCATAAGCAATCATAGCAGCATCAGTTGCATTTCCGTTTTTTGCAAAAATCTTAGAAAACATCTTCTCCTTATTGGAGAGAACGTCAGCTTTTGTTTTTCGCTTCTTCTTTTTCTGCTCTAATTCTTTTGGCATGTTCCTTTTGTAGATTATTCCACACATTATTGAGGTCTGTCAAATATTCAGGGTCTAATTGCATCAATCTAGCATGTTTTAACTTAACATATTCCCTCTGAAACTCTTTTGTATTCTTGCCCTTTGCCAGCATAAACCTTAGTTTTTCTATTGTGTCTTGTTGTACTTTCATCCTCCTTTATAGATTTAGTTATTATTTTAACCAACTTTTTCACTCCTATTCCCCTGGGACTAAAATCTATTCTCATTTAGTCTCTCAATAAGTAATATATTAGAACCAAACATACGACCCAAAATGGTGCTGTAGCTAGAAATCCTATTAAAAGCAACGCCATTACTACGAAACCCATTATATCACTATCCATAGTTTTATAGTTAATTATTTTTCTATTGGATGGGGGAGTTCATTCTCAGCCGCCCTTAGCCTAGCTTGTTTAGCCCTGTCCTTTTCTAGGTCATTAGTACTAAACACCGAAATTTTTGGTTTTCTCTTACTTTTTATTTTTTTTATAGGGAATTTGGCTATTTTGGGAAGATTCAATAACATAATAAAGAACGTGACAGAAGAACCTAAAGTTAAACCTAACATAAAGTACAAAAGTAAGTTTTCCATTAGTATATTACATATCACAAAATACCTGGTTTGTCAACTATAGAGTATCAAGTGAGTGACAAGTAAATATTGATGGGGTGTCAAGTAGAAGGTTCTTAAACTGTATTTTTTTATGTAGACTGGTTTGGAGTGATAAACATATAGAGAGACTTGAAAAGACGACATACCCCCACCCCTTTCATATCAGAACACGAATATATAGAAAAGACCACCCCCCACCCCCCCTATATAGGATAAGAGCTTTTAAAAAAAAGGTTTATTGGGGAGTGAGTAAGGCTAAGAGGGAGGCGTTGATGTGTCTCCCCCCTCCTATCTCCCCCCTCTATATGTTAAAACATAACTAATATGTATGAGTACATAGTACTAGTACTAGTATGAGGTACTAGTATCTAGGACTAGGGTTAAGGTTAGGGTACTAGTACTAGACTACTTGTACTAGTACAACTCTAAAAGAGGGGGCTAGGGAGAGCCGAGGGATAAGCTAATTAAATGCGGTCGCAAATAGCGTGGTTATTATGTAAGGGGCTTATTCTTATGTAAGAGGCTTTACAATGTAAGGGTTTGGTATGTGAGTGATTAGACCTCTTTGCTATTTAAAAGCCGTTAGAGAGCATTTTAGAGCCTCTGATTATGAGCAAATTGACGAAAATTAGGGGTTTTGTGTCTTTATTGGCTTGTGTTAGTCTTTATACCTTAACAGCGGTCTAAGTGCTTGACAGCGTTGTTTCTATTTAATATAATTAGTTATACGATTATTATTAAAGAAATTAGCCAATGAGTAAAAAAGTATGTTCTATTTGCGGGTCAAAGTTTTCGGGCTTCGGTAATAATGCTATGCCCGTGAATAAGGGGAGATGTTGTGATAGATGTAATAATGAGGTCGTGATAGGGGCGAGACTAAACAACTTGTTAGGCAAGAATAAAAGGGTTAAGTCTCAGAACTAAGTTAGTGGCTTGATAAGTAGCATAATGTTTGGACTACATTGTGCTACCTAATCAGTCCAATACTATTAAGTCCAAAAAAACTATGAGTGATAGTTTAAAGAGATGTAGAGACTGCGGTTATCTAAACCCCCTCTCCACTCTAAAGTGCGGTAGATGTGCGAGGGCTAAGTTTGAGGCTAGGTTATTTAATGTTATTCCGACCCGACAACGCTTCGGGATAGAACAACTAAGAAAAGACCTCCTAGCTTACAATGTAGATATTAGGAAAGGTCAGAATATCCCATTGTGGGTCTCAGCATTGAGGCTTGATATTATTAAGAACACATAACGCTTATGAGTAAACAAGATTACATCAAAATAGCCAAGATATTAAACAAAGCTATTAAAACTCACAATGAATATAAGGCAACTGCTACAACGGACATATTGAGAATGATAATTGACGATTTTATTGAAATGCTGAGGAATGACAATGCTTTATTCAATAAAAAAAGGTTTGTGAAAGCGGTTAATAATGACATAGACTAGTGGCTTGATAGATAACAGAAGAACGCAAGACTTCTGCTATCTAATCAATTCAATATTATTAAAAGCACTTAACAATATGAGTAAGAAGTTTGAAGCCGTTAAGAACACGGCTAAGAAGTTAAACCTTATGGACTTGAGGGATAAGATAATGAGAATTGTTTTATTCGTCAGTCTATTAGCACTCTTAGGTTTTGTCTTCCTCTGGGGCTTAGCTTACGGGCTAACGGAAAGCGAGAGGCTAGAGTGCCTCAAGTGGGAAGCGTACGCTGAGAAGTATGACGATTTTTACTTCACAGAGTGGCAAAAATCTCAATGCTCTAACTTTTAGAGCATTTGAGAGAGCAACGATCAAAATTGTTTCAAGACAACCACTCACAATTTATTATTAAAACTAATTAAAATGAGTATTATCAAACAAAACTTAAACTGTGTTAGAGAGATAAAAGTTAAGATTTTGAAAATAGACCAAAAAATGTTTCTTTACAGCGAGGGTAGACCAATTTGGAAAATAGACAAAAAAGACTTAGAGGAGGTAAGGAGAAACCCGAGAAATTACAAAATCTTATTATACACGGGCAAAGAGGATAACAACGGACTTGAAATATATGAGGGCGACTTAATAGACGGAAAATGCCACGACGACGAGTTTATGGGGGTCGTAGAATGGAACGAACAATATGGCAAGTATGAAATATTTGTACCGACTATTCACTCCCCCTATACAGTAGACCTAAACTTAGACTATACTTATTTGGAGGGCGTAGTGGTAGGCAACCGATTTCAACGCAAAGAGTTATTAAAACCCGAAGGAAACAGGAGGCTAAAAATAGAAATTGAAAAACTCAAAAATAGAGTTAAAACATTAGAAAAATGAATATCTTAACAAGCCTCTTATGGGGCTTCACGATAGCTTTCATTATTATTAGTAAACAATTATACGACGAACTATGAAATTCAACCCATTAAGTATTGAGGAAAGGGCGGTTAGCGAGGAGAACAACTCAGCAAAAATACTCCCTCACAGCATAATTGGACTGCTTATGTTTTCAATTAGCATTGGCATAATTGGTAGACACTATCAACTCCCGTACGAGTTTCAACTAGCCCTTATCTTTATGTGGGGGGCTTTTTTTGAGAATGTAAAAGAGGTTATTACCACAATGACAGCGATTACATACACTCTGATAAGAGCAAGTGAGGGGGAGGAGGGAAATGAGGGCGTAGACCAAGCGTTCAAAAGGTTAGCCAAAGCGGAAAAAGGAATGAGAAGAGAGAGAGGAAAGCTAAGACCTAGAGCCTCCCGACCAGATGTTTCAGTTATGGGAACAGAGGAGATAGAGGGGGAGGAGACGGGAGACGAGAAAATAAAGCTAATCAACCGCAAACCTAAAACTAAAGAAGAGAGCAAGTATCAGTTTAAAATTAAAAAGGATAATAAAAAGAAGCCTAAAAAAGACAAAAAATAATATGTTATATCTAACTAACTCAAAGAAAAAGCAAGTTAAAAACAATTTAAAAAGCTACTTAGAGGATATGGTAAGTTTCATAATCAAGAATGACGATATACCTCTTTCAAGTTTTGTTTGCTTCATTGAGCCGTCCGAGGATAGCAAAAAACTATGGAACGGTAAGGGCAAAAATCAACATCTTATGCTTGTACCGTTTCACGGCGACCAGATAGACGATAGATATGAGATAATCAAAGAGGTAGCGGGGCATATTAGAGCAGAAATGGACGACCCTAATTCTTTTATTGGCAATAAGATAGAGAAAATCAACGCAGTAGGGTTTTTCAGCGTAGCTGATATGTTTGAGGGAAAGGACGGGGTAGACTTTAAGCCTCAAAAGGGCAAAAGCGATACCGAAAACTACCAAGACTTTAAAAAAGACGCAACTAAGGGAGGGAGGAAAACCGAGGCTCTGGTAATGAATGTAATGAATGAAAATCAAAAAATGGCTATGAGTATGTTTAAGATAAGTGGAGGAGGAGACGAGAAAATGGAGTTTGAGAACTTTTTACCTAAAGCAACTATGAAGCGGGGAGAATATGTGAGTTTACAGTCTCCTCTATTGTCTCAGTTTTGGAAAAACTTTTTAATTAAAATGAAAATATGAAAAAAACAAAAGATTACGATTATGAGGTTAGACCTATTTGGACGGGTAGCATTGAGGCAACTAGTAAGAGAGAGGCTAAGGATAAGGTTAGAATTAGTATCTATTCTGAGTTTGGCTTTCAGCCGACAGATAAAGAAATAAAAATATTAAAATAAAACAATTCTTATGAGTAAAATGAAAAAAACAGCAACCGATTTAATAGTAAACGCAAGAAAAAGAATATTGCTACCTCTCAACCCTAGCACTAACAAAGAGCATAGGCAGTTTGTACCTAAGTCATTTGATTTTGAAAACCAAAAACAGATACTAGAGAGAATAGCAGTCTCCGTGAATGTGAAATTGCCCGTCTTACTAATAGGAGAGACGGGAACGGGTAAAACCTCATTGGTAAGATACTTAGCAAATCAAACTAACAACGCTTTTAGACGAGTAAACCATAATGGAGGCACAACAGTAGACGATATTGTAGGTAAGGTTTTAATCAATGAAAAAGGTACTTATTGGGTAGACGGAGTTTTAATTGACGCTATGAGAAAAGGTTATTGGTACTTAGCCGACGAACTCAATGCTACCTCCCCAGAGATAAGTTTTATCTATCATTGTTTATTAGACGACGACGGCTATGTAGTTTTACCAGAAAAGGACGGAGAGGTAGTAATACCTCACGAGAACTTTAGATTTTTTGGGGCTATCAACCCTCCCGCTGATTATGTGGGTACTAAGAAACTTAACAAAGCCTTAATGAGCCGATTTGTAGTCTTTAAAATAGACTTTCCCGCCCCCGCAGTAGAAATGAGAATACTTATGAAAAGGGAAAAAATTAAAAAAGAAGTGGCTAAAAGAATGATAGCATTTGCGACTCAGATTAGAGCCTCACATAGGAAAGGAGATTTGGAGTTTGTTTTATCAACTAGAGAATTGCTACTATGGGCTAAATTATACAGAAAGCTAGGCAGTAAATATATCCCAAGCGTAGAAATGGCAGTTTTGAATAAGGTAGACCCCGACGAGTTTGATACCGTTAAGGACTTAATCTCTTTACACTTTAAAAATATTGACGCCCCTAAAATTCAAACCCATAAGCCTCAAAAAGGTAAGTTAAGACCTAGGGCAAACTAACAAAAAAATATGACTAACATTTTCAGCAAAATTAGAAAAGAGTTAAAAGATTTGGAGAAACTCCAAAACTCAATGAGTACTAAAAAGAAAAGAAAAGACCCCAAGAGAAAAAAAACTCTGTGGAACTATGGCTCTGATTTAAAAGACAAACTCTTAAAGAGTAATGCGTGGTGGAAAAAACCAAAATATAGAGAACTTGATTTTGACAACTATGACTTAGACCGAGGGCTAGGCGGAGAAACGGACAGATACAGAGACAAGATAGCTAAAAGTACTTATTGGAAAGGATATGACTACTACTTACCCCCGACCCTAGACAGTTCTTACATTAGAAAAATGGCGAACGCACTAGGCTCTAGCTTTAAAATAACCATAGAGGAAACCGACCATTGGCACATAGATATTGAGAACAGAGTTTTAAAATATGACCCCGTCTCTTTGATTTATGGTACTAAGTCAGAATTGATTTTCTTTTTACTACACAATATAGGACACATAAAACATACAACCCCGTTTGCCGACAATAGTATTTGGCGACCCGTAATACAAGAAATGAAACAGCAAGACCTATCAAACATAGCCCTAAAAGTTTTTGAAATATTTGAGGACGAGAGGGTTAATGTGATAATGAGTAGTGAGTATTCGGGGGCGGAGGATATTTTCAAAAGTAGTAAAAAAATTGGACTACAAGTAGCCGATAGGTATTCACATCTATCAGCTGAGATAAAGATAGTAGAAAGCCGAGTTATACAAGAGACCATAAGTAAACTAACAAACTTAAAAAATAAAAAATCAAACAAAAACGAATTGGTAGAGATAGCGGGTAATATGAAAATACACGATGGAAACGAATTAAACCAACTCATATTTGTAGAAGACCATTACCCACGCCTAGACCACGACAAAGTAGAGAAAAAAGTTTTAGAGTTTTACAATGAAAACAACCTAGACGATATGATAGCAAAACTTGAAGTATTGTCTAAGGTAGAAAAAGAAAACTTGTTTGGCTATATGGAACACTTAACTCTAAAAATAGCCGAGGAAGATGTAAAAGCCACTCCAAAAATACAAGCTAGAATAGATAAAACCGTACACGCTATCCCATTGATTAAAGAGGCTAAAAGTACTCAAGAGGGTTTGAAGATTTGGCTAAAAGAGGTTTTGCCACATATTAAGGACTTAATCAAGCAAGGAGATAGTACCCAGAATTATCAAACAGCTAAAAATGACGGAAGTAAATTAGTAAAAATGATTACAGATAAAACCGCAAACGAGATAAACGCCTATGTGAAACACAGTATGGGAGAAAAGGGTAAAACTATGAGAGATATGGACGGTAAACTAAAACACTCCTCAAACACTCAAATATCAACAGCGGGTAACCAACGAAAGGCTTTAAAAGAATGGAGAAGTGGAGACTACAAAACCCTAAAAAACAGCGTACTACCGCTAATTAAAGAACTTGTAAGAAAATTGAAGTTTTTAAGAAGAGAGGAGATTTCTTTAAAATGGGAGAGGAAACAAAAGAGAGGAAAATTAGACTTGAAAAGAATACATAAACAAAGAATAGGAAAAAGAGATTTATTCAGAAAAAAACTAGAGACAGTAGACACAATAAAATCATTCGTCTTTTCAATTTGTTTAGATGTATCGGGGTCTATGTATTCGGGTACAGTAAACGAAAATGGAATACCTAAAGCCTCTAATATAATTAGTGCGGTTAGGGGTCTAATAGTATTATCTGAGGTTTTTGAAGAAATGGAGATACCCTATGAGATACTTACATTTGACGATAGCGTGGCTAAAATTAAGGAGTTCTATCAGCAACCCATAAGTGAAAAAGCCTCAAACAAGATAGCGGGTATACTTACGAGGGGAGGAGGAGGCACGGTAGCCATAGACTGCTTAGAGGAGGTAGAGTTAAGCAAACAACCGCAAAACAATAAAATACTTATCTTAATAACCGACGGAGATGTAGCATATCCCGACGAGGTCAATACTCTCCTAGAGGAAAAAAGGAGAAAAGAGAAGTGGATAAGTTTAGGGTTTGGCTTACAAGAATACATAGGGCAAGAGCCTCTAAGTGATTTAGACGAATTAGACGAGGTTTTTCTAATCAAAAATGCCGAAGAATTGCCTCAAAAGTTTTCAGAAATGTTAAAAAAGTTATTAAAATTAAAGAAATGAAACATTTTAAACCAAAATTTACAGTAAACAAAGAAAAATACCCCGTAGAGGCAACAGTAAAAAAAGAGGGTAGAGAGGTATTAGAGAGGCTAAATAACGAGGCAGATTTTAGAAGAATATCACAAAAAGGCTCTCATACTCTAATTAAAGCCTCAGTTAATATGATTAGAGAATATAACAAGCAACTTGTAGAAAACGGAGACGACAACGGGCTACCAGAGGAACAAGTAGAGTTTTTTTTAAGCCAATTAGAACATCTTAATATTTTCAAACAATTAGGTCTAGCTTATGCGTTTGCTATGGTAATGGATAATTGGGAAAGCATTTTGAGGGGCGAGGAAGAATAATATTAAAACTAAAAAAATGATAGAAATTTACAAAATAACAATAAAAATATGAGTTTTGATTTTCAAAGAGACCTAGACCCCGAAATTGTAGACAAAGGAGTTAAAAAAGACAAAAAGAGTATAGACGAAAGGAGTAAACTACTCTTAGGGAGGCTTAAAAATGAACCAGAGTTTAAAAAAATAGCCATAAAAAGTGCGGGGTCGTCAATTCAAACTGCTAGACTTGTCTTTAGAATACATCAACGAAAACAAGAAAACGGGCTAACAGAAGAACAAGCAATAAAAGTCTTAGACGACTTAGAGAATATGGGTATTCTTAATATTGATACCTTAACATTTTCTTTTGCGTCAGCTATTCACGATTGGGAGGAGTACTTGAGAAGTAAAGAAGACTAACCAAAAGTTTAAAAAAAAGGTCGGAAAAAATACTAACTAATAAAAAAATAATAAAAAAACTATGTTTAATTTCATAAAAAGGTATTTTCAAAATAAGTATATTGAGAGAAATAGGATAGAACTAGCGGAGGCAAAGCTAGATATTAGAACATCAATTCTAAGAGAAAATGAGGGTTTGCTTGAAGCTAGAAAAAACATCTTAAACAAAAGGCTAGATATAGAAACTGAGGGATATAAAGAGGAGGTAGAATATCACACGAATTGGCATCATCGCAGAGAGGACTCAAAAATAGAGGAGGCGGTAATGGTGGAGAAAACTCAAAACCAAAAAGAGGTATTTGAAAATCGGTCTAATCATAATCAAGCGACTTTAAACGCTAGATATTCTTCACAGTCTGATTTACTAGAGGCTAAGAAAAAGCTAATTGAGGTTATGAAACCTATCAATGAGGCTAAGGTAGAAGCCTTAGAGCTTATTGTAAGGGCTAAGAACTCAGATATTGAGAGACAAACCAAGATTATAGAGGCTCTAATCGGTAAAATGCCGACAGTAAACTTAAAAGACTTCAATGTAGAGGTCAGAGTACCCTCTAAGAATGTGAATAGACCCTAAGTAGCCCGTTAGCATAGCACTAGTAAAGCCCTAGTGCTATGAATAGGGGTTATTCAAAAAGGTCGGAAACAGAAAAACTATTAAAAACTAATATTAGTAGAAAAAATATGAGAAAAAATCTTAATGTAGAAGTCTTAAAAAGATTTCTAACCACTCCCGAACTGGAAAACCTAGATAAGAGATACACAGAAAACTTAAAAAGCGTTATTCATAAGGGGTGGCTACCAAGTGAGGAGGACTGGAAAGCATTTGACGAGAAAAGGTTTAAAATACTAACCGAGTGGCAAAACTATTGGGGGCTTAAAGCAAAAGAAACGGCTTTAAGGAGATTAGGCAAAATGGCTCTAATGGTAAGGGAAGAATGAAAGAAGTTAAGGAGTGGGAAAAAAGGCTAGAAAAACAACTCTCAGAGAGTAAGAAAAAAAGGCTCAGAAACAGTTTAATCGTAGCCTTTTTAATCTTAGTGCTACTAGTAGTTTTCACGCTAATTGATAACTACCTAATAAAGAGGGCTTTAATCGTCGAAATGCTACCTCTAATATCACTTATTATCCTTAAAAGGGTTTAGTCTCCTCTCACTCAGCAAAAGACCACTCCTAGGGAGTGGCTTTTTGTTAGATTTTTTTATTCATCTGAACGCAGTCAGACACCTACTCTTTTGGACGCTTTCAGACACCTGCTCTTGACAAGTTTTCCTAATCGTGCTAATTTAATTAAAATCTAGATATCAATATGAATAAAGCAAACAAAGTTAACAATGTTTCTTAGCCACCCTGTATCCAATAATAGGTAGGGTGGTTTCTTTACACTAGTACTAGTAGATGAACAGGAACGTTTTTTTATTAACCCCCCTTAGATGTATACTAGTCTTTTCTAAAATAATTGTCAAGTTTTTGACCAACGCAATCAGACACACACTCACAACTCTGTCAGCACTTGACAGAGTCTTTTGGTTTTGATAATATAAAAGCAACTAACATTGTCAAGACTATTATGAAAACTATAAATGAGCTTAAATTAGAGCTAAAAAAGAGGATAGAACAAAGGAATAAGGAAATTGTCCAAGAGGCTGTGCTGGGAGAAACCAACTACCGAGACTTGGGTGCGAAGCACGAAATATCTGGGCAAAGGGTTAAGCAAATTCTTGCTAAATTCGGGGTGAAAGTTCCTATGAGAAGAGGGTCGACAAAACATAGAATTTGGAAAAAGAAAATTTCAGAAACTAAAAAAAGACAATTAAATAAAAATTAATGAGTAATGAAACTAAAGCACAAATAGACATCCATTTAGAGAGAGTTTTAGTAGAGTACTTCTTTAAGGTAGGAGTCAAATGGTCGTCCAAAGGTGGAGGGAGTATTAAATTAGACCCAGAAATCTTAGAACAAACAAAGAAAAGTATTGTGAAAATCTTTGATGGAGATTTCGGGGATGACAAATTCAATGGCTAAAATAATGGTAAGCACTCCATATGGAGAGAAGTATCACGGAGACATTAAAAAGAAAATCTTTAGCAGAAAAGTAAGCTATGCCAAAGACAGGATGCAGATATTTGATGCTTGGTCTATCCACCCAGATGCTCTAATAAAGTGTATGGAGCAAAATGTTGAAAGACTAGTCTATACAGACAAAGATAGCAAAGTAGTTTATAGCATTTCTATTGAGAAAGCTAGGACTAGGGGCTTCTACAGGAAGTTTAGGGGCGGGGAAACGTTCTATATCCCAATTAGACTCTGGGATAAAAATTATATTAACCAATTAAATCTAAAATTATGAGCCTAGCAGATATTTACGGTATAGAGAAAGACAAAAAGAGAACATTAGGAACATTTATATCCTTAGAAGACGGAGAAAGTTTTAAGGGAGAATTTGTTAAAGTCGAAGATGTCCAAACCAAGTTTGGAAGAAGTTATCATTATACTTTCTTGGTAGATGGTAGTGAGAAAATCTTAAATACAAAGAGTTTTACCTTTTTAAACAACCTAATGAAAGCTAAAGTTAAAGAGGGAGACGAAATTAAGGTTACTAGGGTTGGAATGGCAACGGCTACTACCTATGAAGTAGACAAATATGCTTCTAAAGAGGAAATTCCTGTTATAGAGGAAGAAGATGAAAAATAAAAGTATAAAAGGTAATATTCTATTTGCTATTACAGGTTGGGCAGGTTTTATCCTAATAGGATATTCAATGAGAAATAATTACCTTGCATTGGGAATTTATTTAGTAGTATTAGCTGTATTAGGAATTGACAAAAATGAAAAATAAAAAAGTTACTCTTGATAGTATCTTCCACGAAAGAGCTAAACAGTATTTGCCTAAGTACAAGTTCAAAGTACCAAGCAAAACTGAAAAAGGGCTGTTTCATTTAGTTCAAGTATTTGATGACGGAAAGATACTGTGTGATTGTGAGGCTATGTTCTTTGGTAAAACAAATTGTCGTCATGTGAAAATAATTAAAAAGCATTTATTTAAAAACAAACTATTATGAGTGAAACAAACAAAGAGAAAAATTGGCTTCGAAAAGAAGCTAGAGAATTGTTCTGCAAAACAGTTAATTGTTACATTATTAAGGCAGGTTCAGAAAAAGACCCAATTATGCCTGAAGTTATTAAGATAGCAAAGAATGTAGTTGACTCAGCTTTTGGATATTACCCCGCAGTCGCCTCAAAAGAACCAGAGAAAGAAGAGAAATTAGAGTTCAAAGTTAAGGAAGAAGAAGTAACTGCTAAAAAGAAATATGTCAAAGAGTAGAAGAGAATTAGAAGCTTGGCTTAAGACTATTGATGTTAAAGCCGATAAGGTATTGGATGTGGGGGGTGTGGCTTTGCCAATCCCCACTAGAGTTAAGAGTTGGAAAGTTAAGGACTGTAAGGTATTAGATAGAAGAAGTAAGTCTAGGAAGGGTGTTAAAACAAATACAGACTTTGTAACTGATTTGAATGAGCATATAGTACCGAAATATATGGAAGAATATGATACTTTTGATATAGCATTTTGCACGGAAGTAATGCAATTTATGTATAAGCCATTAAGAGCTTTGCACAACATAAATATATTTCTAAAGAAGGGAGGGCTACTCTATATCAACTTCCACCTCAACATTCCCCCAATGAAAGGCAGAGACTATCTAAGGTATACTAAACTAGGGGCGTTCAAATTATTAGAGGAGAGTGGGTTTGAGGTTATGGAGTTGAGAGACTCTAGTACAGGGTGCTTTATTAAAGCTAAAAAACTATGAAAGATTTTGAGAAAAATTTTGAAAGAAGAAAAATATTAAAAAAGCTTTTAATAGGAGTAAGAGAGGGTGGTTTCATAACTCCAGTAATTAGCAAAATAGAAGATTTATTAGAGGAGCAAAGAATGA